TAACTTGCTCCAACTTCTTCAGTTCTCCAAGTTCCATCCTTAATAAATGTTCCTGAGTAACTTAAGTCTTTAGGTTTCATAGGTTTATAGTTCTTAGTTTCAGCTTTAGTTTTCTTTTTGCCGTAACCTTGAATGTAAGTCTTGAGTTCTGTAGTAGTTACTGTAGCTTGTACTTCATCATTATTTAATCTATATATAATAGGTTCATCTGAAAGTTCATAGAATGATGATTCATCATAAATATAGATTGTTTTGTTATCTGCGTAGTAGATGTAATTAAATAGTTCAGCACCTTCTGTAAGGTACTCCATCCCATTCTTATTACCTAGTTCATCTACAGCTACACGATTAGTAAACTTACCTACAATCTTATATGTGAATCCTAATTTGTTTCCTGAGAATCCAAAATCTAAATACTGTTCTAAAGTGATAGTTGGTTTGTTCTCTTCACCTGATTCAGAATCTTCTTCATCATTATTCATTTCTTCACTTTCTAAATCCTTTTGGATATAGTGATTCTGAAAGTCCATGAATATGTGTTTAGCTACTACTTCAACTCTTACATTTACTCCATCATATTTAATATCAGTAGATTTAATTACATACTGCTGATTTTTATAAATAACAATATTTTCATTAACTATTAAATCGAAAATATCAGATGTTTTATTTGTTTTATAGGCTGTAAAAGATATTGAACGTTCATTATTTTTTTCATACTCTCGTTTGAATGAACCATAGTCAAAATCAGTTATGATTTCTGCAAATGTTCTTTTTCTATTGGTTAGTACTAACTGATACAATCTTTTACCTCCTATCTATAAACAAAATTAAATATAAATTCTACTGTAGAACTACCTAATCTCTTTCCAGTTATTTCAATGTCGTTAAATCCTTCTTTGAGGTTAATCCAACCCCAATTGGTATCCTTACCTACACGCTGATTATTAATTATTGGATGAACTCCATCTATAACTAGTTGCTGATTCTTCTTAATAGCTTTCTTATACTCGAATACGTCACCTGTAGTATTATTAATGAGTTTAAAACCATTAGGAGCATCTACATTAATCTTAATTTTCATTTCATAACCTAATGTAGGATTAATAGCATCTGATGAGCCGTTATAGATTCTAAAGTTTGTTGCTGTGTGTTTGTATTTAATATTACTATCTGATAAATATCCACCTTCAAATTGCCATTTATGAGCATTTGAAAGGCTGTACTGTCCTGTATCTAATAAAGATTCTGAATAACCTTTATAGACTACAAACTTAACTTCAAATATCCCAAATTGTTCTCCAATGTCTTCTATTGCGTTCTCTTCACAATAAACACTATATTTCTTTCCGGGTTGGTCACTATGAATCAATAAATAAGGCTCCCTTCTAAAAAGGAGCCCTCTCATTTTCTGTTTAATTAATTTATAGTCATTTAAATCTTGCCCTGAATAGAAAAATCTTAGAACGAGGTTGAAAGCACCGAAGGTAGCAGGACCTAATAGCCCTACACCGTCACGCCCTTTCATTTCTGTTGAGTTAACTTGTACCTCAACGCCTTCCTCATTGTAATCTAAGAATCTCAATTTGGGTATATCTGTTAGAACAGTTTCAAAATCATTACCGATTATTTTTACGGTTTTTTCCACTGCTGATATACCTCCTATTACATTCCGTAATTAAAACCTTGTAACCTAGACTTTTTACCTAGACCTTTTGACACATCATCAGTATTGTAGCCTTTAGGTTGTTCCTCAATGTTCTGAGTTGTTGCTACTAATTGAGTTAATAACTCTATCTGTCTATCTTGTTTCTGCACTTGTTGTGCTAACATTTGTAGTAATTGAGTATTATCATTACCACTATTATTACCGTAGCTATTAGGAATTTGATTAGGTCGTTTGTTATTAGTTTTACCGTTAATCTTGCTCTGAGCGTATGCCATAAGTTTCATAGCATCAGAACTACGAGCAGGATTAAGAGGAACTACAACTTCACCGTGGTGACCTTCTTCAGATAAGTTATACATACCATTAGTATTAATAACTCCACCTGTAGCGTAACCATGACCTTTACCGATAGCTGATAACATGCCTTTAGCACCGTAACGGGCTTTAGCGTATCTCATACCTGCGATAAGGTTATCTAATCCATTCCAAATATTACCGTGACCAGGTGCTTTATAAGCGTTGAATGTACCAGGCTTAACTTGTACTAAACCTTTTGCACGACCATCAGCTAATCCATCAGTACCACCTAGGGCTTTAGGATTTCCACCTGATTCTGTTTGGATTTGTTTCTTCCAAGCATTAACGTAAGATGCTGATGTAGGTAATCCTGCAATTTTAAGAGCTTTTTTAACGTCTCCACTCCATTTACCGGATTTACCTCCGCCACCGTCATTTTCTTTAAGCCATTTCAACGGGTCAATTGCTTTACCATTTTTCCTAACTTCAAAGTGTAAGTGAGGTCCGGAACTCATACCTGTGTTACCTGATACACCTAAGTAATCTCCAGGTTTAACTTTCTTACTTCCACTGAAAGCGTGTTTGCTCATGTGTCCGTAAATGTATTCCATTGCCCCACTCTTAATTGAAACGTGTTTACCAAACCCACCGGCTGTAGTTTTAGCTGTAGCTAAACCTGATGCAACTGAATAAAGTTTGTCGTAAACGTAGTTTAAATCAATACCCATATGAGGATAAGGGAATGGATAGCCTTTTGCTCTACCGTTAGGACTAAAAGGGAAATTTATCCCTTTAGAGAGGTCTATATATCCACCGTCTCCATCTCCATCATCAAACCAACCTGTTACTAAGTCTTTTAATCCTTTTTTCAAGCTATCGTAAGCCCATGAGATTGTTCCACCCATAGCCCCACCGACACCATCAAAATTAACTCCAAAATGTTTTAGCATCTTGTTAATTAATTTCATAGGATTAGAAGCATAGTCCATTACATCCCCAATTGCTTTACCGAAGGAATCCTTAGCTTTTTTAGCTTTATCAGCCGTCCAGCTCCAGGCACCCTTAGCACCATCTGCTATAGCTGAGATAGGGTTTCCTCCACCTCCACCGGAGAATGTAGGTACTACATCACCATAAACTTCATCATGTTTATGATGTTTCTTAGTTTTCTTGAGCATATCTTTACCGATAGTACCAGTAGATAAGTGTGGCATTAATGCTTTAGATTGAGCACCATTATAAACTGCGTCACCACGTTTAAGGCTGACTTTTTTATTACGTCCAATAGGTTTTTCAATCTTGCCATTTCTACGTTGAATAAGTTCCCTGTGTCCTGATGAACCTCTACCGTTGCCTATACCTTTATCATTAACTACTGCTTTAGTAGATTTAGTTAATCTACCTTGTGAATCAGTACTTACTCCAGGATTAGCTCCTGTACCTGTAGAAAGTTTAGGAATCTTTTTCTTGATAAGTTTTTTGTTCATAATCTTATCTGAAAGTGTATTGATTCCGTCTATCATTGCGTTGAGCCCTGAGATAGCTCCATTAGCCACTGACTTACCTAGGCTAGTAGCAACTTTCTTAAATCCGTCTTTAGCATTCTTGATAAATCCTTTTAGTTTATCTAGCCATTCTACGCCTTTGTTGTACATTGCTTTGAAGCCTTTAACTACACCGTCTTTAGCTCCAGTAGCTAAATTAACAACGGATTTCTTCAAGTTTTTCCACTTATCTACTACCGAATTTTTCAAATTCTGTGTAATATTCTTAGCTGTATTAAATAGATTTTTGAAAATTCCTTTGATTCCTGACCAAAGTTTTTTAGCTACACTTACTACTGTGTTCTTTAAAATCCGCCATAATTTGATTACTGCGTTCTTTAAAGCACTAGTAATATTTTGTAGGTTCTTTCTCATTCCTGAGAAGTTACCACGTAGCAAATTAGATAAAGCCTTAGCAATATTAACGACTACAGTCTTCATAGTTCGGAAAATTACGGATACTGCTTTTTTCAAACTTGAGAAAATTGTTCTGATTATACCGGACATTACTCGGAAAGTTTGAGGTACTATTTTTCGGATTAAAGCTACTGGATTAGTTACTGCTAGTTTGATATTCGACCAAACAGCCTTAGTAAATTTCCAAATGCTACCAAAAATATTACGCATGAAGCTAGCAATCCATCCGAAGATTTTTTTCACTATGCCCCAAATAGAACTTAGGATTCCTGAGAATGTTCCTCTTACAGAACCTAGTGAACCTGATACTACGGATTTGATTAATCCAAGTCCTAGCTTGAATATGCCAAATATTTTACCGACAAACCAAAGTTGAACTAAGTTCCAAATGAACTGAAAAGCTCCTACAAATATTTGTTTTACGCCTTCCCACATTTTACCGAAATCACCAGTGAACAAACCTATGAAGACCTTCACAATTCCCATGATTACATTTAGAGCTCCTGATATTACGCCCTTGATAGCCTGCCAAGTTGAGACAATTATATACTTGACTAAAGCCCAACCTACAGAGAAAATACCTTGAATTACCGGCATGAAAAATTGCACTGTAGCAACAATTGCACCAAAAACTGATTTAAATATTGCACCGATTCCCATTATGATAGGTTTGATTACCTGCCACATTACTAAGAATCCAGTTTTAATATTTCCTAGTGCTTGCATGAATTGAGGACCGTTTTCAGCCCAAAATTGCCCAAACGTTTTAGCTATTTCTCTTCCGAAAGAAGCAAAGGCTTGACCTATCGGAGTTAGTACTGTCATGATGCCAGACCACAACCATTTGAAGGCTGTAACTATGCCTGATACTGCACCATTTACTACGTTTCTAAATGTCTCAGATTTCTTATAAGCTATTACAAGTGCTGTACCTATTGCTGTTATAGCTAATACTGTTAATCCGACTGGACCAGTTAAAGCACCAAGCACTAAACTTAATTTAGGGAATACTGAAGCAAATGCTGATGTGAATGTAGCACCAAGTTTCATTGCACCCGAAACTTTACCCATTAAACCTAGTAAAGTTCCTAGAGGTCCAAACATGGCGGACATTACCCCGGCTATTTTACTTATTGCTAATAACATAGGACCAATAGCAATTGCTGTTAAACCAACCCATTTAATGATTCCACCCAACACTTTTTGGGTAGTTCCATCTAAGCTAGTCCACCAAGCTATCATGCCTTTAACTGCACCAATGATTGTTGCAAAGGCTTGCCCTATTGCCTGTCCTGTTTCTTGAGCCCATTTCTTAGCTGAATCAGATTGTAGTACTACCATGAACTCAGCTAGTGAATCTTTAGATTGTTCAAATACTCCACCTAATAAGCTTTCACCAAGCTGACCAATATAGGCTTTAGTATTTGCTAACATTCCACGCCATGATTTACTGTAAGCTCCTGCCATTCCACCCGCAAAATCATCCATTACTGTTAAGAAGTCTTTAGAACTTACTTCTCCATTAGTAACCATTTCACGGAAAGCATCGTAAGATACTCCTAAGTGTTTAGCCATAGCGTTACTGAATCCCGGCATTCCTTCCTCTACCATGTTTAACTCTTCAGTCATTAACTTCCCTTGACCTTGAACACGGTTAAATATCATTGCCATATCAGCAACTGGTCTATTTGCTCCTACAGAAGCATCACCAACTAATTTAATATACTTTTGTAATTCTTTACCTTCTTTAACTCCGGCGGCTAGTGCTCCACTTGCGATATCGGTACCCTCTGCAAGGGTCGTCATACCGCCCTGTACAGCTTTAGAAACCTGGTCTGTTATAGAGCCAACTTCTTTAGTACTGTAGCCTAAACCCTCTAATTTAGCCTTAGCACTATCAAAGTCCATTAATCTATCCCAACCAAATTTAGCCATGATACCGCCAACGGCTGTACCTGCTATCAATGCCGGTTTAGTAATACTATTTGTTAATGATTGCCCCACAGTTCCAGTTTTTTGTGAAACTGTATCAAGTGATTTACTTATTCCAGTAAATTGTTTACCTACTTTAGTAAATCCTGAACTATCTATAGCTTGAGCTTTTTCAAACTCTTTAAGTTTAGTAGTGGCATTATCTAAATCTCTTGATAAGAAATGTAATTCTTTTTCTTGCTCTGATATAGATTTTTGTAGGTTTAAAGCTTTAGTACTTGCGTAACCTTCGGCTTCTCCTACCTCGTGATATCTTCTTTTTAATTCTGATAAGTTCTTTTGTGATGCTTTATGAATCTTGTCTAACTCTTCTACACGTGTCTTATATGAATCTAAGTTCTTCTCACTGTAGTTAAACATCTTAGTAGAGTTAGTCAATTCAGTTCTCAATGTTCTAAAGGATTGCTTAACCTGTCCTAAGGTTCTAGCCACTCCCATGTCTTGCATACTAAGCTCGACACGCATTGAACGTATATCTTCTGCCATGCTCTCACCTGCCCTTTATTGTTTTTATTTATTAGTTGATTGAGAAAGCAACCAACATAGAATCACAACGGTAGTTAATAGGAGCATGTTCAAAAGCATCAATCATGCTATTGTATTCCATGTTTGAATTCACCCCTTTCAACTATCCCAAGGCACCGAAAGCATCTAGCATTGAATCCTTATGATTCACAGATTTAACTTTAGCTTTTCCTTTATTGAGGTCATCAAAGACAAAATAAAAAGGTAGTTCCAAAATATCTTTTGGGTTACTACCTTGCTCTTTTACCATGTTCTGATATTGTGCTTTTAAATTATTTTTGTGGTCGTCCCAACTGCTAACTTTAGAACTCTTAGCTTCTTCTACTTCAAGTTCTTCATCAATGTTCTTACCTGTAGCAACAAAAAGGATTTGATTGAATATTATTGCTGTTGCTTTGTAAGATTCGAGACCATCAATAAGCATTAGCCTATTGAATTGGTTCCCGTAGATTCTTACAACTAAATCAATCATGTTTTGAAGTTCTTCTGTATTGGGGTTATCTTTTAAAGAGGAGAGGAATGAAACACATTCATAAACTAATCCGAATGTAATATCATTAGGTCGAGTAACAAAAGTATTATATCTAGTAGGAAGCCCTTCAGAATTAAATTCTATTGCTAGCTCAATAGTATTATTTTTCATTCCTGCAACCTCCTATTATTTTGTTACTGCTTGTAAGTTTGCTTTGTTTTCTGCTTGTTTTGCTTTCTCAGTTGTACCTGTAGATAGGTATTCAATGTTTTCTTGAATTACTGCTACTGCTTCACGTGAATCTAAACCATCCATTAATTGTTGTACTGTGAATTGATGATTATAAAGTTCTACTACTGCTCCAAAAGTTTCTTCCATTGCTTCCATTTCAGATTTATCTTCTAAGCCTTCTAATTTCTTAGTTACTTCAATTAATTTACTGAATGGGATAAAGTTTGGTGCGTTAAATGTTTCTTTTACTAATTCTCCGTTATCTTTTACATCTGTTACTAATTCAATCTTCATTTGTTTTTTAGCCATGGTATAAATACCTCTTTCTATAATAGTTTTTAGTTTAATTGGTTTAAATTTGAATAATAAAAAGAGGGCTGAATGAACAGCCCTCTAATGTCTTACTTATCTTCTTGCTCTACTTTTTTGATTAATGGTGTGCCTTGTTTATTATCTGAACCTGAAAGCTCAGCTAAACGTTCAGCACTAATTTTCTTGTTATAAGGTTTAGGGAATCTATCCCCAACCTCATAAGCTTTATTATTATCTTGTAAATCTGTGAAATACTTGATAACTTCATATTTATCTTTTTTTGTAGCCATAAGCATTATGCTCCTGTGTTTTCTTCTACTGGTTCAGTTACTGATGAGCCATCTTCAGGATGAGCTTCACCGAATACTTTTTTCCAAATTGAGTAAAGTGCTGTTGTTTCACCTTTTTTGTCAAAGCCCATTAACATAGCTTTAGGTTGGTCATAACCTTCAATATCTACTGGAATGAATGTACCAGTAGTAGATTGACTTGAGAATTCGATATCGTCACTTTGCGTTTCTCCCTCAATTTCTGAAAACACAAATTTTCCTGAGAGTAATCCAACGATTTCACGACCAACAGCATTAGTACGAACTAAGATACAAGCTACGTCATTTGGTGTATCGTTACCTACTGCATAAATTCCATCTTGTGATTCTAAACCAAATAAATCTGCTTTAGTTTGTAAATCTAATGTATGGAAACCTGATTCTAGTTCCACATCTCCATTTGATACTGCTGTTTCCATTGTACGGTTATCACCGTGTGCCTTAACTACTTCCTGGTCTTTTGAAATAGTGATTTCTTGTAGTCCTTCGATACGTTGAGGTGTTTTTACTCCTGCATCTTCATTAAGGACTTTGTAGTGGAAGTAATCTAAACCTGTGAAAGAACTTGTCATTTTTTTAGCCATAATTATTATTGCTCCATTTCGTTAATATATTTCCGACCTCTAAACTGCTTAGATTGTCGGTATAGGTTGTAATCTTTGATAAATTCCGGTTGCATTGAGTTAAACTCTGCAAACTCGAACTGTTGCCACATAATTCTTGAAACACGCAAAATAACCTCTCTAGCAACTAGAGAGGCATTCACGTTATTACTATTCTGTTTACTGAATATGTCTACCTGGAATACATATTCATAAGTTAACGGTTGGTTATCTGCATATCCTTGAAAACTGGGACTGATTACTTCATCAATTACCATTACATTATTCTTAATGTCATTAGCATTTGGGTAATCAAAAAATTTAATACTGTCTTGCTTTAGATGTTTTGAGATTACTGGGTCATTAGAAAAAGCTTCATACATCTCTAACATTAAATCCCTCATTATTTATCTAGCTCTCTTTTAAGAAGTGCGTAATATAAATCTGAGTTTAATTTAAGAGTTGTACTAACTTTATCTGCCCCTTTAGGTCTTACAAACTTTCCTGAACGGTCATAGTGTCCGTGTTCATTAATGTAAGCTAGAGACTTATGGTCTCCACGCCAATACAAGTTAGCTATAAACTCATTACCAACCCTTTTAGGGTCTCGTAAGTCTGTACCTATAGCTAATTCACCTGTATCTCTCACACCGTATAATGAACCGGCTACTTTGTTACGCAACATGTGCCCTCCTGCTTTTAAAGCTCGTTCCTGTGCGTTGTTCAGTGCTTGTTTGCTATACCTTTTATCTAAAGCTTTTTCTATATCGTCTAATCCATGAACTTCTATTCCCATAGTTTAGACCCCACTATTTTCAAAGTGTTTTGCTCTTTTGGAGCAACGTTTTTAATATTAAATTCTGTCCCTTGATACATTCCTGTAGTAATAACAAATGTATTACTTACTTCAGGAACAAATTCAGGGAATACATTTCTAATAACAACCGTTACATTTGTTGATTCTGTTTCTAGTGAAGATAATTGAATATCCTTAGTAGAAGGTTCATATACTTCACACCAGGATTCATAAATTACTTCATTACTACCCATGCCAGGATATGGGCTATTGTTTGTTACTTCTTGAAATTTGATATAATCTTTCATTGCGTTAGCTCTCATAAGGGTATGCACCCCTTAACTTTTGAATAGAGTTCATTAC